CGACACACCCGCTGAGCGAAGTGCTGACGTAGGGTGCGGTCTTGCGTTGCGTCAAGATAGGCTTCCTGAAGTAAGAGGTTTTCCCGTTCAATCGCGATTACCTGCTGTAGGTCTTTCATGTTGCACCGCCTTTCTATTACAAGCATACATCGGAAAATGGGGTTGTCAAGCGCTATCTTCGGAAGCCTTGCGGTTAGCTGGCCTACGCCCACAGCACGAGATACATCGTGGTATCCTGTAAGCGGAGAGAGTCGCACTCCCATTAACTACTATCGGCCTAGCCCCGCAAGCGCCGTTTTCTAGTATCTCATAGACCAGAGGCGCTTCACTTTAATCCAACCTAAACCCGCTTCACTCAATAGCTAACGAGTAAAGCCACAGTTTTCCTTGGTGACATACACAATCGAAACACCCACCTCTTAAAATGCTCCGACACTATCTCGTTGAGTACGTTTCCATTCATTCCTCGATACACTTTCCACAACGCAATTCCTCGGCAAGGCTTGCCAATTCGTCGGCGTTGTTCATAGCCCACCTGATAACTTCGGACGGGAATAGTTCGGAATCACCCACTGAAGCCCCGAGAAACGCTAATAAATTTTCTAGCCCATACTGTAATCCGTAGTGACCTCGCCCGGATTGCAATTCATCCCCTGAATACTCACGTCCCAACCCATCGATGTACCAACGGTATCTCGTTCGCCACTCATCCCCAGGTCGTTCGGCATAGTCAATACTTATCCATACGTCGCCAATGCGTACACCGAGTAACAGGCGGGACGTAATTTCGCAAGGTTGTGATATTTTCATGGTGTCACTTTACATGAACTGCGGCCACCCATTTTTCACGTTCGTTTACACGTATCACGTAACCTTCAGTAATACGCTCGAAGGGCACGCCACCATCCTCCACAACCCGCTCCCTCTTCGCTTCCTTGCGTACAAGAATACAAGTACGCCACTCATCAGGGCCTTTCATACGGCCCATTGCAGGTCGGCGGTGCAGATATTGGGCTTTCATAATATCCTCCTATTACAAGCATACCACGTAGGACTAAATTGTCAAGCTACCCATCGCAACAGCAGGGTATCAACTCCGCTGTTGCGATGGGTAGCAATTCCGTTTTGCCATTGCGACAAATAGCCAGTGTTGGTAAGCAGACATCAAACTACACCAAATACAACTTGCTCATCCAACTCAGGGTATAGTCTGTCTTCGGCATTACATATCGCCATGATGCGTATTTCCTCTCGACAAGTATCCATAATGTACCCACCCACAAACCAGGGAGTACAGGCTCTATTGGCCATCCTAACGGCCCCGTCTATGCGCTCTTGTAGATCGTCACCTCTAAAGCGCAACTCCCCGCTGGCAATCGAATCCAAAAGGTTAGCGATCCACCTATCAATAGCCTTCTCTTGCTGCGCCTCTGTCAATTCATTGTACCGCTTCATAATTGCCCGGCAAAATTTACACAGAATAAACGAGAAAAGCCCAATGCCACCCACGCTCCAAACGTCGCTCCAAATTGATAGAGACTCCTAATTACAAGCGTATATCAGAAAATGGAGTTGTCAAACTATTTCGCAATGTTGCGGGGGGCAGCGTAACAGGACATGATTGTTGAAAAGGTCAACACCTGCCACAATGACCATGCCATCTTTGTCGATACACTCTACTTTGCCCCTTGTGCAATTAAATAGTTCCCTGCAGCGCACGGTAGTTCCCCGGACAGCTAACCCGTCCCTAATAGAATCTGCAATTGTAAGCATAATCGGCCCTTCCACTTTACAATAAGAGGTTTGATTTTCAGACGGAGCTTGGGGTAAGCTATCAAGTAAATGCCAAGGCGGGTATAACACCTCGAAAGTATCCTACCTCAAGTTCAAGACTACCATATAAAATGGAGTTGTCAAGCTATTCCATATATTGTGGTGTGCCAATGGTGGCATACTATATGTTGTAAATCGCATCATCTGTGATACAATATAAGCAATGCTTATTAAAATTTAGGGTAGATTATTTTAATAGATCGGGCTTGATTAAAATGCTTGTGAATAATCCACTAATCGGCTATACGTAACCCCTTGCCTAGCAACAACTTACGTCGCAAGATGCCCATTAAAATGAATGATATTGCTTATACTGAAGACCATACTATATGTAGTGGTCTGACACGACGAGCATACTATATGTGGTATGGTCTGTAGTATTAGTAACGCTTATATTGATGTAACCCCTTACTATATAAGGGTTTATAACACCAATGGACTCGAAATAGCGATACAAAGTTATTTGGGTCAGTGTATAAGCAATACTAATAGTACAGTATCGGACACTGTGTAACATAACCGGACACACACACCCATTTGGGGTAACATTGTACACCCTATTAGAGGTATAAGTGGTGAGCCTGTCCCCACAGAATGGGGACAACCAGTGGATACAATCATCGCAACTTCATAGACACCAACGACTTATGGTGACAGCGTAGAAGGATAGCTAATCTCTCTACATAGCCAATTATAGGGATTATAGGGGTGGGGTCAAATATGATACCTATGACGAAAATTCTGGCGCGGGCAGTTCCCTTGCTGTAGGCGCGCCGACGCGGTGAAACGAGTGTATGTTTGACGCGGCAGCACCTTTGTTTTCGCCGCGTTCTCATACTACTTACTTACCCCCTAGAAGAGGTAAATTTAACTTGCAACAACTTAATATGAATTGACGCGGCAGCGAGCCTGTCAGAAGTCACCCAAGCTGATTATTTTAGAGTTGCAAAAAAGTTTTCTGTCAAACGAATATAACCAACTAAACCTGTCTAATTAAATAAGGGCCGCTGCATCAGAGGGGTACTCGAATGGGGTGCATCTTTTACCCACAGTGAGGGTCCACTCTCAAGAGGTATTTTTAACTCTAACAGGGGGTATGTAACATCGCTAGCACTACATAGAAGGGTTATTTAGCCACTTCTTTCTAATAACAAACTAACCACCTTAAGTCCTTATAAGGTAAGAGTTTAGCTAGCTTACCCCCTAAAGTAATGGTTAGAGAAACGAAATTTACCACTTTCTCTAAGTCCTTTTATAGCAAGGGCTTAACTAGCTTACCCCTCAAAGTAATGGTTAGAGAAATTTATTTTACTAACCACCTTAAGTCGTTACCCTATAAGAACTTACATCAAATTGGTTAGTAAAACGACTTTTTAGCTACATTTAGAGTATGAATTTTGAATTCAAAAGAAGAAATTTAAAAAAAAGAAAATATACATTTGAAAAAGCCGTTTTACTAACCAATTTGACGTAAGCCCTTATACAGCAAAGCTTTTCTGTGGTTAGTAAAATAAATTTCTCTAACCATTACTTTGAGGGGTAAGCTAGTTAAGTGCCTACCATCAAGTAGCTTAGCTCAAATATTTTACTAACCATTACTATAGGGGTAAGGTCAGCTAAACTCTTACCTTATAAGGACTTAAGGTGGTTAACTAGTCCGTTAGAGGGGTGTAAATTTATAATTGAAATTTTTTGGCTATTAAAGTATGTTTTGCTCCCTTTTAATAGTATGGGGATTAAGGCGGGCGATCTTGTTGCGTTTAGCGGGGCCAACTATGTTAGCGATATGGTGAACCTTGCTACTTGGGGTCTTCCTCGGTGGGGGATAAGCCATGTAGGCATTGTGGCAAAAGTAGATGACCGACTTCTGTTATTTGAGGCCACTACTCTAGGTGAGGTTCCATGTGAAATCACTGGCGTGCCCTTTAATGGAACGCAAGCACACTCACTTAATTTTGGTGGGTATAAAGGACGAGTTTGGTACTACCCTCTTTATCGTGAGCTTTATGAGCGAGAGAGTACCAGATTGACCGCCTATCTTATCAGTATACTACAAACACCCTACGATGATCTTGGGGCTCTTCGGTCAGCCCGCCTTTCATTCTTGGGCCAGGATTTAACGAGCTTGTTTTGTTCTGAACTGGTGGCAGCGGCTTATGCCAACATTGGCATCTTACCATCTAACGCGAGCAGGTGGAACCCCAATTGCCTCGTCAGATTATTGAGAAAGCGTGCGATATTGAGAAAGCCTATTCGTGTTAGAAAATAATGAACAAGTTCGACTGTACCTTGAAGATATTCGTAGCGTGTGGGAACCTTGCGTAATGACCGAAGAAGAGGTGCTTATTTTTCAAACTAAGCGGTTAGGTCCGTTTCACCAAATCAAATGTGAGATATTGAGAAAGCATACTTGTGTATGAGATTCCTCCTGGCTTTTTTATGTTTATGTTTTATGGCAGATAAAGCACCGTTAGTAATTGATGCTGGACAAGTACGGCAAGCCGCCGCTGGGGATGTGATAGTATGTCCGAGTATTAAGGACTCAGCGCTTACATCAACCCGTATTGTTTTGGCTGGGGTTGCTGGTGTATTGGAGGATGACGCAAACTTAACTTATGACGGGAATGTCCTGTCTGTTCGATCACTAAACCTAATTTCTACGACTAGCTCTACTCTGGGAGTTATATTTCATAGTTTTACGAGGTTTATTCATGCTTATATGGACCCGACTACTGCTGGCGAAAATATTTTCCTGGGACTCAATTCAGGCAATTTTACTTTAAGTGCTGGGGGCGGGGCTCCTACATTAGCATCTCGTAATGTAGGGCTAGGAGCGGCGACATTAAGGAGTCTTACGACGGGGGCCTCTAATATGGCTATCGGTTCCTCGGCTCTGTTGAACCTTACAACAGGTGCTGAAAATACCGCCATAGGTTCTCATGCACAATACTATAACGATACCGGCACGGGTAATGTAGCTCTCGGAAGCAATGCGTTAGTTACAAACATAGCGGGAAACTACAACGTAGGAATAGGGATTAACGCTGGGTTTTCAGTGCTTGGGACCGGAAATACACTCATTGGTTACAGCGCTGGGTATTTTATGGCAGGAAGTTATAGTGTGCTTATTGGCCGCTACGCTGGTTATTACGAGACAGCCGGTAATAAATTATTTATCGACAACAAACCCAGGGGTGACGAGGCTGATGCACGTGTTAAGGCTCTAATCTACGGTGTGTTCGCGGCAGCACCTGTAGACCAAGACCTCACGTTCAATGCGCAAGTCGGGGTTAACATACCGCCAACTGCATGGCTCACCCTCCGTGCGGGTAGTGCAGCTGCGGGTACAGCCCCACTAAAGATGACATCAGGGGTGTTACTCACGACACCAGAAGCTGGGGTGTTGGAGTTTTACGACGGTCGATACTATATAACTGCCGCCGACGCAAGGCGTGTTGTGTCACGAGCCAGCGACTCGATCATAGCGGCGCAGACGGTACATACGAGTACGGCAGAAACAACTGTATTCACAGCGGTACTTACGGCTAATTCAATGAAGGCTGGAAAGGTGTACGAGCTTCTTGGATACGGGGAAGCATCAACACATAACGCGTCAGCCACATTAACCGTGCGCATAAAGGTGAATGGCACTACGCTTACTACATTAGCGTGTATTCCCGGTCAGGCAGCAAACGATCCATTGGATTTACGTTTAACATTCACGACGCGCACAGTAGGCGCTGCGGGGACAATTTCCAGTCACGGGTGCATTAGGGTTAAAAATTCTGAGCAGCATACTAATACATCATCTACTGTAGTCAATACAACTATAGCGAATAACATTACCGTAACTTTTCAGTGGAGTGCTTCACATGCCAGTAATACTGTGGCGCTCGACCAAGCGTACTTAAAGATAAACAACTAGATATGGACACATTTAGCAAATACACATCGACAGAGATTAAGCGAGACAGAACAAGTGTGCAGTCTACTACTTTTAGACGGGTGGACATCGAGAACGAGCTTGCTATGCTGCGATCTCGTAGAGATTGCGAGTTAGCAATACTGGATGCCGAGATCGTCGAGAAGGAATTGCTGCTTAAGAAGTGTGATGAGTTGGGAATAGAATGAAATTTCTTTTTGCTGTTGTTTTATGTTTTGGACTGGTCGCTGAGCGCCCGGTTGTCAACCTTCCACGCCCCTGTCGCATAGCGAATTGGGGCGGGGGTTCTTGTGTGTATGCTTCTACTGTGTCACTCTTGCGTTGGCAAGGCAGAATTCAAACGGCGAATTGGATTCGACGGCATTACAGAGGGGGTTCAAGCCTTCGTAATATTGTGTCTAAGTTGGATCAGATCGGCGTTCGCTACGCTTATTCAACAGGGGGTGACGTAAAATTTTTGGACTGGTCTATTCGCACGAGACGTGGTGCTGGAGTTGTAGTTTGGAAAGGTGAGCACATGGTAGCGTTAGTCCATTTAGATTCTAATTGGGCTTGTGTTATGGACCCTAATAATACTCAAAAATTTCATTGGATGTCGCGAGGCATATTTTTAGCTGATTGGCGTCGGTCTGGTGGGTGGGCTGTGACTCCAGTGTATACCCCGGCGGCTCCTTTACCACGGAGATAAGTAAATGAGAATTTTAGTTGCGTTTCTATTACTGTGTGGCGTGGCCTATGGAGAGAGAATCACTAATCTTCCGGAGGATGGGGACAAGTGGTATCTGTCTGTTGTAGGGGAGGGCATGCAGTATCAAAAGATTCTTAATTGGTTTGAAAAGGGTGAGCTTAAGACTCTAAAGAGTCAAGTTCATTTTTGTCAGGTAAACCCCCGCTCTCCAGTGTGGAGTCGATATAAGTCAAATATCAAAGGTATGCCGACTATCCGACTTCAGGACGCCCAAGGTTATGTTCTCTATGAAGCGTATGGGGTCAATATCCCAAAGACGGCTACGGGTTTGCACATCGCAATGTCCATGACTGTAAGTGCGAAAGAAATTTTGCCTTGGCGGAGGAGAAACTGTCGCCCCCAACCTGATCCCCAGCCTCAACCAGATCAAGCACCGAATCCGCTTGATCCACCGCCAGCCCCGCTGAATGACGAGGGTGGGAGACCCGACCTAATTGATTATTCGGTTTGGGGGTGCTTGGCTTGTTTGCTGCTTTTGGTGGGTGGAAGTATTTGGGGTCAAGTAGAAGCATCAAAGAAACGACGAAAATAAAGGAGAGATCATGATTTTACAAGTTGTAATATGGTGTTTGGTAGCCGCCAGCTGTTTGGTTGTTGGGAAGTGGCTTGGTTCCAAATGGTTTGGTGTCAAGAAAGACATATCTGGTTTGAAAAGAGCCGCCCAAAGACTTTCTATAATGTTTCGCGAGCGGGGTCTAAAACGGATTCCTACTATGTTTGATGAATTTGTCATTGGCGATGTAGACGATTTGTTTCAATCTATGAAGGACTTTGCGATTATGGTAGGGGACGGGGAGGAGGCTATTGCGAAAGAGCTTGATGGTGCGTTTGAACGCAGCCTCACAACTCGATTGAGTTCACCGGAGGGACGTGCGGCTTTGAAGGTTAAGTTGGAAGCTGCTCAAAGCATCGCTGTTGAGATTGCCAAGGCTGCTGCGCCTGTTGTTGCAGCAGCTGCGATTTCCACCGCTGTACCCGCTGCAGCGCCCATCGCAATCCCCGGCGCTATTGTCGCTTCCGCCTTATGAAAAAATGCACACTACTGATAGCCTTATTATTTGTGGCGGGGTGTGGGTTCCACATTCGTCCATTGAAACCAATTTTGATAGTGTTTTCGTCAAGTTGGTGTGGTCCATGCCAGCGGGCGCAACCAATTGTTAACCAGTTGGCAAAATATGTCAAAGTTACCAGGTATGACTTTGATCGAGATAAAACGGCGGTACGAAAATATAGAGTAAAGGTAGTACCCACCTTTATAATGGGTAAACTACGAACACACAATGTTTGGAAAGTAGTTAGAGCTTTGAATCTGCAAGAGGAATTTGCAAAGACCTTTGCTGACACACTTGAAGGTGACTCACTTTCAAGTTGTTCACGTTGGGCAGCTGCCCGCCGTATTATGGGCGGTGATTTTAGTGGGCAGTATGGTTGGAAGTATCATCCGTGGGTGAAAGAGTTGCATGATACGTGGGCTGGTTCTAATTACGTGATGAAGGGTGCGCAACTTGGTATCACGGAGGTTGCAATCAACCGCACTCTTTATACGCTGGATAAATTACATCGTGACGTATTATATGTGTTGCCGACAGCTAGAGGGGCGAGCAAGTTTAGTAAAGGCCGCTTCTCAACGGCACTGGCTATGTCGCCATACATTAAAAATATGTTCACTGATTTGAACTCAGTGGACCTAAAACAAGCCGGTCAGAATACGATGTACCTTTCGGGGTCTCGTGGTAACAATAACTTAAAAAATATCCCCGTTTCTGAACTCATCCTGGATGAAGTAGACGAAATGGATCAGAAACAAATTTGGCTCGCTCTCGAAAGATTGAGCGGGCAGTTGCGGAAGTGTGTGTGGGGTATTTCAACGCCAACCGTCCCTGAGCATGGTATTCATCTGTTATACAAAGGTTCGACGCAGGAACACTTTTATTTTAAGTGCCCCCACTGTGGACGCCAAACAGAATTGGTTTGGCCCGAGTGTGTAGAAATAATTGGCGAGCACCCAACTGATATACGTTGTAAAGAATCCTTTCTGAAGTGTAAAGAGTGTAAAGCTAAGCTAGACCAAAAGGCGAAGCCCGATTTCTTAGCGGGCGGCAAATGGGTGTCAACTGCCAATGCGAACCCTGATATTCGAGGGTTCTCTATAAATCAACTATACAGTTTTACGGTTAATGCTGGTGAATTAGCAGTTGCTTTTTTGCGTGGGATGGGTGACGAGTTTGCGGCCACGGAATTTTTTACATCAAAAATAGGGCTACCCTTCGTTGGGCAAGGCGCACAGGTCACAGAACAGATGCTGGCAAATGTTATTGCTGGCCACTCCATGAAAGATATTCGACCGGATCGTAGTGGTCGATTGATAACGATGGGTGTGGACCTTGGTAATACTTGTCATGTTGTGGTGTGTGAATGGTTTATTGACGGCGATGCGGCAAAGGACTTAAGCGCTGCCTCGATGTGCAAGGTGCTGTGGGTTGGGACATTTCCGGGCGAAAACTTGGACTATCTTGACGAGTTAATGAGGGAATTTCAGGTGCTTTACTGTGTCGTTGACGCAGACCCCTACGTCAACGAGATGCGAAGGTTCGCTCGACGCTACCCTGGTTACGTTGGACTCACTCGTTACAGGCGCGTGAAAGTTGCAAAAGAGATTACAACGTCGGAGGAAGATACAGGGGCTCCGATGCACACGGTTGACAGAACAAGTTGGCTGGCCTCGGCTTTGAGTCGCTTCAAGGGTCGAACAAGAATCCAGTTGCCGTGCGATATTCCTTATGAATTTAAGCAACACGTAATGAGTACAGTTCGGACATTCAAAAAAGACCTCCAAGGAAATCCCATTGCGGCGTATATTAACACGAGTGCCGATCACCATTTACACGCCCTGGTTTATTCAGAAATCGCCTTACATCAGATGACACTTTCGTTTGACCAAGGAGTCGGGAAAGTCCTATGACGAAGCAGTGCAATAAATGTAAAGAAGAGAAGCCATTAAGCGAGTTTAATAAAAATCGAAATAAGGTCGATGGCTTACAGAGTTACTGTCGAGATTGTAGTAGATTTATTCAAATCGACGCCCGAGACGGTATAAAGTATTAGTTGATAAAAAGAAATGCAATATTTGTGGTGAGATAAAAGAAGCAAGAGATTTTAATAAAAATTTAACATCAAAGGATGGTTTAAGGAATAAATGCAGAATTTGCTTAAATAAATTTAGAAAATCTTATCCTGTTAGTGGAACAGAAAAATTATGTAATAAGTGTGGCATTATTCAACCAGTTGCTAATTTTGTTAGAGACGCACACAGAAGAAGTGGTCTACAGACTTACTGTAAAACTTGCACGGCTAAAAAGGCGCAAAGACTTAATCGGGTAGCCAAGTGTAAGAAATATGGCATTACCACAGAAGATTATAATTGGATGCTAAAACAGCAAAATGGCCGGTGCGCAATTTGCGGATCAAAAGACATAAAAACATCCGGGCACAAGCATTTTTCAATTGACCACGACCACGCGACCGGAAAAGTAAGAGCCTTGCTCTGCCATAAATGTAACGCCGCAATTGGGCTTCTTCAAGACAATCCGCATATTGTAGACGCCGCTGCAAGATATCTTAGAGAACATAGACTCAAGTTGGTATTATGAATATTATAGATTTTAGACACCCCTGCTATACCTCTGGTCAATATGACGCGGAGAAATACAGGCTCACCTATGCCGCAGACGAGGCTTTTCGCGAGCGGTATTTGGAAAAGTATTCACAGCGCGAGGATGATGCAGATTTCAGAGCCCGTAAGAATATAACACCTATCCCCGGTTTTGTGTCAGCAGCCTTAAATGACATACGAAATGCCATTTTTCAAAGGCTCCGGGATGTAACTAGGACAGGCGGTAGCAACTCGTATCAAGCCGCAGTGCAAGGCTTGGATGGGGGCATAGATCGACGTGGTTCTACGATGAACTCCTTCCTGGGTGTTAAAGCTCTAACTGATTTGCTCGTCATGGGTAGAACTGGCGTGTTTGTCGATAGTCCACAATTGAGAAGTGAACCAACATTGGGTGAGGCAGTAGGCATCAAACCTTATGTATACGCCTACCAACTGGAGGATATATTATCCTGGTCGTATCTGAGTGCGGATCAACCGTCAGAATTCAAATCTGTTCTTCTGCGGGACACCGTAATGGAGTATGATGAAAGCAACCTGCTGCCCACGAGAACAATTCAACGCTATCGAAGACTTTGGATGGAGGGTGGGCGAGTTTCTGTTCAGTATTACAATGAAGAAAACGCAGAACTTGGTGGACCTAAGAGGCTAGAATTGACACGGATTCCCTTCGTACTATTAGACCTGGGTGCCAGCCTCATCCGGGGTGTCTGTGACCACCAAATCGCCCTGCTAAACTTGGGCTCTAGCGATGTGTCGTATGCGTTGCAATCCAACTTTCCTTTTTATGTTCGGCAAGTTGACCCAAAAGCCACTGGGCAGCACTTGAAACATAGCGCAAACACTGGCACAGCAACGACTGGTGGCCAGGGCGCGTCTGACCGGGATGAACGGGTGGGTGTGACACGGGGACAGTCATACGGCCCCCTGATGAATCAACCAGCGTTTATCAACCCATCTTCTGAGCCGTTGCAAGCGTCGATGCAACTACAGTCTAATTTGAAAGATGACATACGGAGCTTGGTTAACTTAGCCGTGCAAACATTAGCAACACGCGATTCGGCCGAGTCCAAGCAGCTAGACAACCAGGGGCTCGAAGCAGGGCTGTCATACATCGGTCTGATGCTGGAGAATGCCGAGAGGAAGATTGCAGAGTTTTGGGCGGCTTACGAGGAAAAGAACGAGTCAAAGAGACAGATTCCGACAATTCACTACCCAGACCGATACAGTTTGAAAACTGACGAGGATCGAATCAAAGAGGCATCCGAGTTGTCTGACTTGATGCACAAGGTTCCAGGTCAAACGGTGAAGAGGGAAATCGCCAAAACAATTGTTGATTCGTTGTTAGGTGGTAGAGTTTCGGTTGGCACTATTGAAAAGATCAACACAGAAATAAACGAGACACCGTATACAACCAGTGATCCAGATACGATAATTTCTGCTGTAGAAAAAGGCTTGTGTAGTGAAGAAACAGGGTCACTGGCTTTGGGCTTCGGTCCTGATGAGTATAAGCAAGCCCGAAAAGACCATGCAGAGAGGGTAGCACGGATTGCGGAGGCTCAGGGTGTAAAGAGTGATCCAGCAGCTAGAGGTGTTCTGGATTTGTCAGCCGATCCTGACGCAGGGAAAAAAGAAAAAGAAGCTGCTTTAGCATTAGAAGAGAAAAATCAACGGGGAAAAGGTAAATAATAATGGACGTTATTCAAATCGCGCTGCCTGAGTTCTTTGTTGGGGCTGGTGATGTCGATGCTCAAAGTAAGCCCCTCGTAGCGGCTGGGCATGTACCTATGTCCTTGTATAAGGGTGTAAGAATAAAAGCCGATGAAGATAACACTGGTAAGTTATTTGTGGGCGGTGCAAATGTATCAGTAAGTAGCTACGCACTTGATGGCGGTGAGGAAGTTGATATTCCTATCGACGATATTCATAAGGTATATATTGTGGCAGCCCCCACTGGGAATGCTTCTCAAACAGTTACACTTGTTGATTTGGTTTCAGGTGGCAAGTTTGTATTGACGTATGAAGGTGAGACAACTGATGTGTTAGCAGATGATGCTGCTGCCTCCGCAGTGCAAGCGGCTCTTGAAGCTCTAACTACAATCGGCGCTGGTAATGTTTCTGTTAGTGGCAGTGCTGGTGGTCCATATACAGTAGAGTTTATCGGCGATCTGGCTGAGTTGGATATTGAACTTATGACTGGTGACGCCGTATCAGAACAAGTGACACTTACAGTAGCTGATGGTGTTGCTGGCGATGAATTTATTCTGACGTGCGATGCTGAACCAACTGCTGATCTAGGTTATGATGCGGCAGCGAGCGTAGTACAAACTGCTCTTGAAGGTTTGACTGCGATTGGTGCAGGTAATGTAGAAGTAAGTAAAGATGGCGATGTCTACACATTAGATTTTATTGAAGATTTAGATGATGTGGATGTACCAGATATTACAGGGGTTTGTCAAAGTGATGAAGGAGACGTGATGGTTATATCCTGGGGTGGCAATGACACGAGTGAACTGGCGTATGACGTTAGCCTTGCTGACATGAAAACAGCGCTCGAAGGACTCGATGGCATTGGGGTAGATGACGTTGCCGTGACTGGCACGCCTGGAACATCTTATGTTGTGACGTTTGGTGAGTTGTTGGCGAATCGCCTGGAACATCTTATGTTGTGACGTTTGGTGAGTTGTTGGCGAATACCGATGTTTCAGCCATCAGTGGTGTGGGTGGAACCGATGAGGTCCAAACCATTTCGGTTTCTGGTAGCGTGGCCGGGGACACGATGGTTCTGACTTGGGATAGCAAGGACACGAGTGAGTTGGCGTATGACGTTAGCCTCGCTGACATGAAATCCGCGCTCGAAGCACTCGAAGGCATTGGGGTAGATGACGTTGCTGTGACTGGTACGCCTGGATCGTTGCTGTGACTGGTACGCCTGGATCATCTTATGTTGTGACGTTCGGTGAGTTGTTGGCGAATACTGATGTTTCAGCCATCAGTGGTGTAGGTGGAACCGATGAGGTCCAAACCATTTCGGTTTCTGGCAGCGTGGCCGGAGACGTGATGGTTATATCCTGGGATGGCCATGACACGAGTGAACTGGCGTTTGATGTTAGTCTTGCTGACATGAAAACCGCGCTTGAAGCACTCGATGGTATTGGGGTTGATGACGTTGCCGTGACTGGTATGCCTGGATCATCTTATGTTGTGACGTTCGGTGAGTTGTTGGCTAACACAGATGTTTCAGCCATCAGTGGTGTGGGTGGAACCGATGAGGTCCAAACCATTTCGGTTTCTGGCAGCGTGGCTGGAGACGTGATGGTTATATCCTGGGGTGGCAATGACACGAGT